CAGACTAGGGCGGCTGGGCGGAATCCTAGACCGGCTCTGCCGACTCGCACTCTGCAAGGCAGGCGGCGTATCCAGCCAGGTCAATCGGCCCGTCTGCCGTCTTATTTGGACCGAGAAAACGTGCCACCTTGTCGAACGTCATGAAGATCGCCCAATCGCTTTCCGTCAGCGGTCGCTTCAGCACGTCCGCAAAGGCAGCGTTGATCATGCCGATGGTCCGCTTGAAGTGATGCCGTGGCCCGCCGTACTTCGGGCGACGATCACGAATCACGGCGAGTGCTTCCAGCAGCAGCCGCTCGGCTGGCGTGCTCGCCGTCGGCTCCTCACGCAGCCCGTCGGCTGGCTGTGCCAAGATGCTGTCACCCGTCCACCGGATGTCGTCCGGTGCGGCTTCCATCTCACGCTGCCCCTGCAAGATCCAATCCGCCGGCACCGACTCCTCTCGCTCCGAGGCGTACTTCTCTGCGCTCGCCTGCGTGATCTCACGCCACCGATCCGGTGCGTCGTCTTTTGCGTGGCACTTGCCGCCGTCGCAGCATCCGCCGGCCAGGCGGCTCTCCACTGCTGCCCGCAGTGCGGCGTTTGTGTCTTCCAGATTCGTGATCGTTCCTTGCATCTTGTTCCTTTCGATGAGAAGGCGAGCGACATCCGCCGCCAGTGATCCCGATGTGCCGCACCACTGTCCCTGATAGCGATACGCTCGCTGGCGCGCCTCGGCGATGTAGTCGTCAGTCAATTCGTATTGCATGCGTCAAGCCTTCTGCGTCCGCAGGTCACGGTCGCAGTAGATCGGCATGGCTTTCGTCACCTCGTGGCGTCCGTGGTCGATGACGATGCACGCCTGGCACGGCGGCTCATATGCCGCCTTGATTCTCGTGGCGTATGCCGAGTGCCCGATGACGCTTCCGTTGGCGACGTAGCGACCAGCCCGCAACCACTGGAACTGATGCCAGTGCCCGAAGCACGTCAGGTCCGCACGCTTCACAGCGTCCCACGCCGCAATAGCTTTGTTTGTTGGGATCGTGATTCCGCCGACGCCGCCGCCGTACTTGATGGCGTGGCCGTGGTGAAAGCGGATCAGGAACCCGTCAAGATCAAGGTAGTTCAGATACCCGGTGCCAACCTGCCAGCGGACATTCTTGCGGCTCTCTGCCGCTGCCATCGTCAGGTATAGATTCTGCTCGAACGAGTGCTCTAGCTCCGTACCGATGCGTAGCTTTTCGGTGCTTCGCCCGTGGTTGCCGCTGTTGGTGGCGACGATCACTTCGCGTGCGTTCTCTGACACGGCGTCAAGAAAGCCACGCAGCCGGGCACCAATCCATCGGGTAGCCGTGAGCGGTGCCAACTGCGCAAGCTCTGCCGTGTCGTCGTGGATATGCCCAGAGATGAAGTCGCCGCCGAGCCAGACAACGACACGGTCGATCTTCGCCAGGCGTCGCTCGTGCTCAAGCAGCACGGCGAAGCGTTCCATCAGTTCGCTCATTCGCTGGTCGCACACGTCCAGGCTGTAGTCGTTCAGCCCGTTGACCGTGTCAGGGTCGACACGCTCTTCGGCGTGGATGTCCGAGAGCAGCACGACCATCGTGGCGTCATGCTTCTTGCGTACCGTTTTCGGTACATCCTTCCGCCGTACAGGCTCGATGCCAGTGAGACCGGCGATTGTGTCGGCTCTCGCACGCTCGGCGTCGATGGCTTGTAGAGCCGCCTTGTAGCGTCCCTTGGCGTCAGCCAGTTCGCTACGCAGGCGTGCAATCTCGGCGTCGGTTGCAAGCCGTGACGCCGCTGCAACATCCTCTGCGATCCTGTCCGCTATTTTCTTCGCAGCCATTCAGACAGCTCCTTCTCTGAGACAATGTGCCACCCGCTTGCAGCCGCTTCTTCTCTCAGTGCTCGTGCCACGGACGCCGATGATGCGGAGCCATAGCCGCCCGCCTGGAACCGCCTGCGGATCTCCAGCACGCCGTCCCGGTCGTCATCGCTTAGGCGATCCATCCACGTCGCCGGCTTGGCTGGCTTCACTCTCTCAGCTACGGCGTCGGCTAGTGCGACGCTTCGGCTTTTCGTCTTCACGCGGCGGCTCCTTCTTCTCAAGGTGTATCCACCCGTCATCGTCAGGGATGCCGCCGCCGACGTGCTCCTCGTCGTCGTCGTCGAGGTCAGGCGGCAAGATCACCGCCTCGGCTGGCTTTGGCTTTGCGCGTCCCATGCCACCTAGCGTGGCAGGCGTGTCAAGCGGACGGAGCCTTGCCCCACTTCCCCGCCGGGCATTCCTGGTCGGCCCACGAAAGCTTGCTGACATACCCCGCCACCCGTGCCACCGGGCACCCGCACAACTGGCAGGCGTTGTCCCGCAGGTGCTCGCACGTCAGACAGATGTCGTGCCTTCTGATGATCTCGGCGTCATCGCACATGGGCATCCCGGCGGCGACGTGCGAGACGGCGGCGGTGGCGAAGTTCTTGACCTTTGTGAGGAACGAGGGAGCGTCGTGGCGGGTGAGGTCGTGGGTTGGCTGCGGTTCGTAGCCGGGCTTCGGCGTGCGTGGATAAAACTCGCTCTCTGTGTCAATCGTCCACTCGTCGCCGTTCTGCGAGACGACGCACGGCATCACCTCGTCGAGCGTGTAGCCTCGCTCGACGCAACGGGCTGAAAGATACATTCTGTGGCAGGTAATCATGGCAATGGATTTGGTGCTGGATAGCAAACGAACTTCTGTGAACCGCCAAGCCCGGTCTTTTCGTTCACCTCAGCGCACGACACGCACGGCGTTGTCACCCACATGCCGCCGCTCGCTTCGCAAGCCGATTGCGTGGTAACTGGACCGCCTGCCTCGCTGCTGTACGACCGGCACTGAGGAAACGATTGCGCAGATGGAAACGAAGCGAAGCCGCCGCTCCAAACGATGTCTTTTGCGCTCCATGTGCCAGGGCCGCAACAAAAGCCGGCGCTGCCGCTGCACGTCGTCCCCACGCCCCTGAATACTGGAACGAAAGCCGGCGGCGTATCACTTGGCTGGCAAGGGTACGGAGTGCCGGGAAGGTTGGCATCCGCCGCGCACCCTTTGCACGGCCTCCACACGCCGCCTCTTGCTGCGCACTCTGCCTCGGTTCCTCCTCGGCACGCTGGGCCAGTGATGCCGCCCACCGTCACTATGTCTGGGCCGCAACACGAGTTGGTCGCACACTTGCACTGGCACTGCGGCTTGACCGTGCACGTCGTGCCCTCGCAGCACGCGCCTTCCTTGCAAGCGTTCAGGCAGTCGGCCTCGGTGGTGTAGGACGTGCGACCTGTGGTGGTCACGCCAGACGGCAGGGTGGTGGATTGGTAGCAGGGCATAGCTAAAGCGAAATCGTAACGGTGATACTAAATACGTTGGAACCAGTGCGACTATTTAGCGACACAGGAGCCGAACCGTATTTCTCATCGGTAGACCTGTGCGTGGGAATATCAACAAAGAATGAGTGCGTCACCTGAAAGCTTGACGCGCTCTCGCAATTACTTGGATATAAGAGTTTGACATTATTGATGCTAGAAACGATTACTCTTTCAAGGTTTGAAATAGAAGGCAAGCCACAGTTTAGTTGAGTTTTTTGCTTTGCCTCAGACGGAGATACATAGCGAACCCTAAGCGGGCGACACTGAATTTCTACGACCCCTTGAGCCAGCCTGACGGCCACCGTCGCGGGCGAGCATCCCGACGGAACGCCATCGAAAGAGGCTGTCCATTCAGACGTGCGATAAATCGGAGCGGTCGGTGACTTAGACAGCGATCTTGTCCCGGCCATGCACGCCCCAAAAACGCAACCGGATGCCTCGTACGGCGTCACTGTGGATACGAGATTGTCCTGCATGGAATATTGCTCATAGAAATCATCGGCAGCGATTGAAATCGACACGCTAGATGGATTTGCAAGGCACACTGGCGACGCGCAGCAATACCACCCACCGCAGCACCCGCAGTTCTCTGCGAGCTTGCCGTCCTTGACGATCAGCGATCCGTTTTTCGTGGCGAGTGTCATGTGCAGGCCGTTGTATCAATCCACGCCAATCCGCCATTGGCGGCGTGCGTGAGAACTTGTTGCTTGGATGCTGAGTAGCCTGTCATGCTGTGCCAATCCCAGCCGACTAGCACCCACTCATCGGCAACATAAGCGATGAGGCAAACGGAACCTGATAGCGTGGCGATGTAGTTCTTCGCCGTGTACGTCGCACCTGACACGACGGCATCAGTGACGGTTGTCGTGCTGCCTTTCGTCCACGTCCCCGAGAACGTGCCGCGAATGACGCCGGCCTGCATCCGAATCAGCGCCCAGTTGGAATCCTTCCACAGCACATGAGCGCCTGACGCCTTGCCGAGATCCGCTGCCTTCAACTGCACCACGCCACCCACAGCCACGCGCCCGATCTTCCCCGACTCAATCGGCTCGACCGCCACGCACCACGCCGTCGTGGTCGCAGACGGCGTGCCGCCCTGCAAGACGGGCATTTCCTCGAAGGACGCCGTAGCACCGCCTGCCGACGACGTAGGCGTGATCTCGACTCCCGTGATCGCCAGTACGCCCCAGCGAGCGACGGTCACAGACGGCTTGCAGTAGACCCACGTATACGGCTTGAGCACGGGCGAGCCGGGGACGCCTTCCGTGCCGGGATTGGCACCGAGCACCAGGTCGGCGGCGTCTTGCGCCCGATTCCACGCACGGGCACTGATCGCCCCGCGTAGTGGCTGGCCCGGCTCTAGGCGTCC